AAATACACCACACCCACATCAAGCGTATTAAACAGCTATTCAAAGAACGCTTTAACCTCACCGAACTCCACATAATGTACAAAGGCAAGATAGACTGGTCAAGACTCCGAGAGATCACCTCAACCGTAAAGCAAGACGATAGGATATAATAAGACAATGAGTAAAGAGATTAAGTTCAACCTACACTTTGAATACGATCGGACACTAAAGGACATAAGGAAAGACATAAAGGCTAGGACACTATGACAATCTACTGCACAATAGCATTCTTACTAATCGGACTTATTATGGGATTCATGTCAGCATGGTGGCTACTAGCATTTGCCATCTGTATATTCCTTGATGTAGCAGGACACTTTTAGTTAAACCTAAAGCGTGATATAATACCCTCACTATGGCAGAGCAGGATATACCTACAACTCAAGCCCAACCTAAACACGCAGGAGGGCGACCAAAGCTTTACACAAGCGTGGATGAAGTAGCTTCGATTATAGAAGAGTACTTCCTATATTGCGACAACAGAATCCAACATATTTACAGTGCTAAAGCAGACGGAGTTATAGAGGTTATTAACCCAGCGCCTTATACGATGAGTGGGTTAGCACTAGCACTTGATATGGACAGACGATCACTACTTAACTACTCCAAAGACGAGCGGTTTTTTCCCACTATAAAGAAAGCTAGGGAAAAAGTAGAGGCTGACATCGAGGAACGAATGAACGACAAACAGACATTCACCCCTGGTCTTATCTTCAATGCCAAGAACAACTTCGGATGGGTAGACCAAACAAAGGTAGAACACAGCGGCGAGATTAACAGGAATGCAACGGAAGAAGAACTAGATGCAATCATCGAACGATCTACAAATAAAGCAAGCAAAGATACTTAAACTAAACATCAGGGCTAGTAAAGACCCTGTGTTTTTCTTTGAGACCTTCTTATACACGTTTAACCCCAAGGTTACTCCATCACACCTGCCTTTTAATCCGTTTGACTTTCAAAAAGACTTAATCTTGCAGTTGGTTGATGCTATCGACAATGGGTATGACATATTCGTAGACAAGACAAGAGAGATGGGCGTTACCTATACTGTTGCCGGGGTTATGCTTTGGTACTGGCTATATGTGGACGCTTCCAACTTCTTGATGGGTTCACGCAAGCAGGACATTGTAGACAACACGGGCGCTAAGGTGCAGGGTGAGGTAACGAACAAGGAAGAGTCTTTGTTTGGTAAGCTCGACTATATGCTTAACCGCATACCAACCATTATCTTGCCAGAAGGATACAACCCAGAGGTACACAGAACCTATATGAGCCTGAGAAACCCGAAGCTAGGTAACGTGATTGGCGGCGAGTCTGCAAACCCAAACTTCTCACGTGGTGGCCGACAAAAGGCTATCTTACTAGACGAGTTTGCGTTTTGGGACAACGACGACTCTGCTTGGGGTTCTACCGCAGACACAACCAATTGCCGCATCGTGGTTACTACACCCGGCATACGACCCAACACAAAGGCAAAGCGTCTTAGGTTTGGCAAGGACGGCGAAACAATCAAGCTGATTACCCTGCCCTACAGCCTAGACCCCAGAAAAGACGAAGCGTGGCTTGCCAATCAACGAAAGCGTCGCAGCACAGAAGATTTTAACAGAGAGATTATGATTGACTGGGAAGGCTCAACAGCGGGAGTTGTTTACCCAGAGGCTAGAAACAGGGTCGTGGGCAATTACCCATATAACCCAGACTGGCCGCTGTATATTGCGTGGGACTTTGGGCTAGACGGCACGGCAATACAGTGGTGGCAACCGAACAGAGACAACGCAAAGATGCGCCTAGTTGATTCATTCGTAAAAGAAGATAAGCCTATACAGTGGACATTCCCCCTACTTGGCAGGCCAATAGACAGCCTGTTTCAATACAGCGGTGAAGATTTGGAAACCATTAACCACGTTAAAGACTTCAAAAAAGCAATACATTACGGCGACCCCGACGTTGTTAAGCGCTCGATGTCATCTAAAGAATTAAGCTCTGTAGACAAAGAGCTGCAGTCAATCGGGGTGTATGTACAAACAAACACTAAGTCAAACAAGTTTAAGGACAGACGAGAGAAAACAAAGGTTCTACTACAACAGGGTATCGAGGTTAATGACACGAGAGGCACACAGTATTGGATTGAGGCAATGGACAACGCACGTTACCCAACAAGAGCCGACACGTCTCAATCAACATCTGCAATCAGGCTTCCCATTCACGACTGGACTTCTCACCCACGCACGGCCACAGAATACTTCTCTGTAAACTACAGCTCAAACGCCATAGTAAATCCAGTAGCCTATAAGCCCCAAGCAATGGTCAACAGGAAATACAAAAGAAGTTCATAGTTTTTAATACTTATGGTATAATGTGCGTAGCTAGGGCTAGTAGGGAATACATTGGCATATTCAAAATCAAAGGGAACAAAATCAAAGGGTACAACATTAGCCAAGAACGTTGAAATGGTCGTTAATGACTTTAATTCATCTTGGAAGTATACCCAGAGTTCGTGGCATGACCGATGGCAACGTAACCACTACCTATACAACGGTCAACGAACAGCCCGATCATACGAAGGTATCACAGACACCTTTGTTCCTATGACATTCTCAACGGTTGAAACTATGGTTTCAGCCTTATTTGGTTCACGCCCTAAGTTCCGCTATGACCAACCAGAAAGCAAACCAGACCAAGACACAGAGATTCTTAACTCTCTGCTTGACCACTATTGGGATAAAGACCAGTGGAGCTTAAAGGTCATTAACACTGGGCGTAGTATGCTCAAGCTTGGTACTGGCGTAGACTACTTCACTTGGGATATTGACCACCCTGTGCTTATCAACGTTCCGCTTAGGGACTTCTTCATCAGCCCCGACTCAATAACGCTAGACGAAAAAAGCACACGCTACTGTGGACGGCGCTACTTGACCACAAAAGAAGAACTAGAAAGCTATGAGATTGTAGACCTTGACGGTAAGCCAGATAAAGAAGGCAACTACCCGCTAAAGAAAAAGTATAAAGTGCCCGAAGACATAACAGGAGGTAAGAGCAATGAAAACACCGACAAAGAAGAAAAAGATCTATGGTATGGTTCAACCGTTGAAGATGCCCAAAAAACGCAAATAGAAGTCATTGAATACTGGACGGAAGATAGGGTTATCTCTATCGCCAACCGTAAGTACGCCATTGAAGATACAGAAAACTACTACAAAGCTAAAGCTAAAGCTAACGGTGTTAAATATCCTAAGGGTATCTTGCCATTTGCAGACGCTCGTGACTACGTTGATGAGTCACTATTCTACGCTAAGGGCGAGGTAGACTTCATTGCAGATGAGCAAGAGCTACTAAACGACCTTACAAACCAGTACGTTGATTCAATTACATTTAACTTGAACCCGATGTTTGAGGTAGACCCAGGCAACGCCGACAAGGTTAACGAAGTGGAAAGTATCCCCGGTGCTGTCTACCCTTACGCTGTCCGACCAATCCCACAGGGCAACACACCGATGGACGCATTTAACGAACGTCAGAACATTAAAGCAGAGATCCGTGAAACCACAGCCTCTAACGAAGTGGTGCGTGGTGGTTCTAACAATGGCTCTGCAACTGCTACAGAGATCAACGCACAGATAGCTGGTGCTGGTCAGCGCATAAGCCTAAAGGTCACACAGATAGAGAACGGCTACTTTCACCGTATGGCAAAGATTGTCTTTGAGATGGTCAAGCTATACGTTACAGAACCGATGATGGTCAAAGTAGTCGGCAAGAAAGGTGCAAACTGGGAGGAGTTCGACCCTAAGGACTTCCAAGACAACTACGAACCACGTGTACAGCTAGACATCACCGTACAGGCACGACAACAGCAACAAGCCGCTAACTCTAAGGAACTACTGGCCGCCTTCCTAAACGACCCAGACGTAAACCAACCAGAGCTAAAGAAACTGGCGTTGCAACGTGGCTTCGACCTCGACCCAGACGAAGTAGATATGCTGATGGTAAACCAAGAAGAACTTTTGGCACAGCAAGACCCGATGATGGGTCAAGAGATGCCTATGGAGGCTATGCCAACAGAGGGTGAACTGCCACCTATTGAAGCTTTGCCGCCAGAAGTCCAAGAGCTGATCGCAGGAGCAGAACAACTATGACCGAACTCACACAGCTAAACTCTGAACTGCGGCGGTTAAACCGTGATTACCTGTCTAGCCCCGCTGGTGATGCGTTTATTAAAAAGTTGGATTGGCTTATTGATGAAGAACACAAGAAAGCAGAGAACGAACCTGAACGTGCTAGTCACTTCACATCACGTGCTGCCGGTATACGTTCGGTTAAGAATGAGCTGATCGCTATATCGCAGGAGGTCAAGGCAAAATAGTATCATAAGTCTAGACGATGAGTTGGGGTCAGTCAAAATAACTGTCTAAAAGACACTAGCCCGTGTAACCAACTCATCTTCTGGGCTAGTGATAAGACAAAGGAAAAGGTATGGAAGAAGAAACAACCACAACCGAAGTAGTCGCACAAGACGCTGGCGCACAAGTTGCACAACCGGTGGACACCGACAACACAGAGGCGGTTCAGGAAACTGACCAACCAGAGCAACAAACCGAAGCTGAACAAGCACCCGTCAAAGATGACGATGTGTCAAAGTTCGCACAAGCTAAAGGTTTGGAGCTAGATAGCGACAACGCTAGAAAAGCTATTAAAATGGCTATGGAAGCAGAGAAGCGAATGCACCAAGCAACCCAAAAATCAGGTGAACTTGAAAAAAGCATGGTTTCCATGTCCGATCAATCATCCGAGCAGGTTGCACAAGCTACAGGACAAGACCCTGAATTGCTAAAAAGATTAAACGCAATGGAAGTAAAAGGCCAGATACGTGATTTCTTTGACGGCAACCCAGAGGCTCGCCAATACGAGTCAGAAATGACAAAGATTGCAGCCGAAGCAGGACTTTATGGTAGTGCAGAAGCAATACTCAAAGCATCATACGCTATGGCTAAAGCAGGCGACACAAGCGCTACAGCCTCAGTCAAGTCACAAGCGAAACGAGATACACTCGAATCGTTAGCCCACAAGCAACAGGCCGCTGTTCCTCGTGGAAATGCAACAAACTCTGACATTACGTCAAAGGAGAAGCCGTTTGCTGAACTCTCTATTGCAGAGATGGAAGCAAAGCTCGGCACAGTTCGACGGTAACACGGTCATAAATAACTCCCCAAAGGAAATAACACAATGACTGTTCAAACTACAACTGGCCTAAGCCAGGAAATGAGTACTTTCTACGACAAGGTTTTCCTTGCACGTGCTGAGTACGAATACATTTTTAACCAAGGCGCACAAATGCGTAGCCTCCCTGCAAACGAAGGTAAAACTGTTGTCTACACACGACACACCCCTCTTGCAACTGCTACCACTGCGCTAACTGAGGGTGTAAACCCTGCAGAAGTAAACCTTTCAGCTACTAACGTATCAGCTACACTTGCTGAATACGGTACTACTGTAAAGATTAGCCGATTCTTGAGCCTTACCTCAATCGACGCTAACAACAAAGAGAAAATCGAAGTTGTTGGTCAGAACATGGGTGAGACTCTTGACCAAATCACACGTAACGAATTGTTCACAGGTGCAACAGCACAGTTTGCCGGAAGCAAGGCTGCGCTTACAGATGTCGGTATTACCGATGTTCTAAGCGTTGAAGAACTACGCCGTGCAACTCGAACACTTAAACTGAACAAAGCTCGTCGTTTCCAAGACCGAATTGCCCCATGGATGGGTAAGCTTGGACCAAACACTAGCTATGACCTTACTAAAGACGCTACGTTTTTGTCAGCCGACATTTACGACAATGGTGCAGAACGCCTATACAACGGCGAACTTGGTAAGATCCTCGGTGTACGTTTGATTGAAAGCCCTAACCAATACGAAGCAGTAAATGCTGGCGCATCAAACGCTGACATCTTCTCAAACTTCGTTCACGGTTCAGACGCTTTCGGTTGTATTGACCTCGTGGGTGACAAGCCTCAGCTATATATCATCCCTAGCACAAAGATTGACTCTGGCAACCCTGCTGGACGTTTCTCAACTGTCGCTTGGGCTGCATCGTATGTCTGTAAGACTTTGAACTCAGGTTGGTTGATCGACATCAAAAGTGGAGCAACAGGACAAGTTTAGTCTTGACCTTTGTGAGCTGGGGGAGCAATCCCCCACTCGCACTCCGTTTATGGTATAATGCAACTCATAACATAGGGAGCAACACATGCCTACTAAAGAACCAGTAAAAGAATTGACGCAAGACGAAAAGATTGTCGATGCGTATCATAAAAGCCACCGTTCAATTCAAGACATTGCCCGAATCTTTAACGTAACTGTAGACCATGTACTGAACCTTATTGGTGCAGGCGACCTCGCCACAGTACAGATTCAAGGCGACCTTATAGACCCAAGCGAACTAGGACCGGGCGCAGAGTTCAACTACGGCAAGACTGAACGCATTAACTTTACGACCAATTAACATGTACGGAAGAGCTGGAGACCTACAAAGACTGAACAAAGACCGCAACGATTTTTCACTCAGCAGGTTCGTCAGACAAAGAGCAGACATGGCGCACTGTGAGATTACAAACCAACTTAAAGACAAAAAGCTTATGTCTTTACGAGAACAACTCATAAGAGCCGCAAGGTCACACGACCCAGAAGCAGAACAGAGAATACAAAGACAAATGCGACAGCACACGGGCGAAGATAAGGAAACAGGACAATGAAACCCCAAGAAATTATCAACCAGAAACGCCAACAGTCTGCTGATAAAAAGCAGAAAGGTCAAGAGATTGACGACATGGGAAGCGTATTTGCACGTAAACTACGTGACGAGCTTATGATGCTCGGCTCTCCTGCTGTTATGTCATCGCCAGATGCCTTTACTGAACGTATCGGCAAGCTTAACGAAGTCCTATCAGAAGCTATCGAAGACGTAAACAACGGCACTTTAACTATTGAGTCTGTATTTACCAAAGCTATGACCGCATATGAGGCTCTGGTTGAGAAGCAAGCCAAAGATACAGCCCAACAGTCTAATGACGTTGCAAAGTCGCTCTCTGAAACCGTCAAACTGCTTAAAACAATAAAAACAAGCCCTGTCACTCTTGCAGGTAAGCCATTTGACACCGCTTCACTTGAGCGCTCTATCAAAACATCACTGAACGCCTACGGTGCAACAGTACAGTCATCTATTCAAGCATTTATTAAAAGCCAAGCAAGGGAAGACGTAGCGGTAGAGCAAAACGACACCATTGACCTTGCAAGCTACAAAGCCCACGACCTAAAAGACGATGGCGATTTACAGTATGTAGGGTTCGTAAACACTGACGGCGGTTGGTATATTGTAGAGAACCAAGTACGTGAAAACAAAATGCGCTACATCTTCGGAAGTGGTGGCTACGACAAAGCATTCTCTAACGCAGCCTCTTGGAAATATAAGATTCTGAGTGAGGCAACAAATGAGGCTTAGGCTCGATCCATCCTCGCAGTCTGGTCTATCGCCAGAACCGCCAAAGCCAACTAGAGGTCAGGTTAATGGCTACGTTGCAAAGACAGAACGCCTTGGCGAACTTCTTGACGTAGTTATCGCAAGCACACCGCTAGACAATCAGGCTCTTGCCTATGATACCGCTACATCTAAATGGATTCCTCAAACTATTAGCGGTGGTGGAGGTGGTCAAGTTGACTCCGTTGTTGCCGGTACAGGAATAGCAGTAGACGCAACCGACCCAACAAACCCAATTGCTGCACTCAGCACTGGATCTATTGCCTCTCTTGCTCTCGCAGACACAGCTACACAACCTGGCGACCTCGCAACAGTTGCAACTACTGGTGCATACTCCGACCTCACAGGAGCGCCAACAATCCCCGTGATCAGTGATACAGCCTACAACGCAACCACCTGGAACGCCAACACAGACGGTGCTACCAAGAACGCCATACGAGATAAAGTCGAAACAATGGACACAGCTATTGCTCTTAACACAGCAAAGAACACCTACCCAAGTGCGGACGCTACAAAGGTCGGGCACATATCGGTTACTCAAGCCGTCAACCTTGACACGATGGAAAGCGACATCGCTACCAACAACGCCAAGATAACCTACCCTTCTTCTGCATCGACTAAACTCGCAACAATTGAAACCAACGCAGATGTTACTGACGCAGCGAACGTAGCGGCAGCAGGGGCAGCTATACCTACAGGTACGCCAGACGGCACCAAGTTCCTAAGAGACGATTCTGTATGGACAGCAATCCCAGGCGGTGGCGACGCACTAACAGCCAACCCTCTTTCACAATTCGCCTCAACAACTTCGGCTCAATTAGCAGGAGTAATCTCTAACGAGACAGGCTCAGGAGCGTTAGTGTTTGGTACTTCTCCAACACTTGTAACACCAGCCCTGGGAACGCCGAGCGCATTAGTTGGTACTAACATTACAGGTACAGCAGCAGGACTCACGGTCGGAGCTACCACAGGA